CTCTTAATATATCGTCTTGTTTTACACCTTGCCTTGCAAGACTAATTGCTGCTTTTAAAAATTGTGCTATTGGGCTCATTAGTAATACGTCCTTTTTGTTTTGATGATCTGCTCATCTTTATAATCTTCTGGGTGAGGAATTAATCCACCCTGTCTAAACCGCATCACAGCTTGAGTCATACTATCGACTAAGTCATCATGATCGCCATAAGGGAACGCTGCGCACTCCTCAATGACCTCATCCGCAAACTTTCGTTCAGGAGCCCATATCATACCACTTTCAAACAAAGGTGCAACAGAATTAACTCTAGTGTGTTTATCGTTACCTCGTGATGGTGTGAAATTTACAACAGGTATACCCATAGCTCTAAGCTCATAGGTTAGTGGTAGACCAGATGCTTTCGCCTCAACTAATACAGTCTCCGGCTGCCAGTAATCATATTGCTCTTTAGCAACACGTCTTAGTTCTGGAAACTCGTATCTACCTTTTAGTGAATCTAGTAAAATTAAATTAGAAGGACTGTCCTCATTCTCTCGAAACACGCCCCACGTTGTAATAGCCGAGTAATCGGCTGTTTCCTTTTTCATAAATGCTGTGTCATACGATTGTATGATATGCTCTAGTTTAGGCATATGTTCTTTGTCCCAAACTTTCCACCACTCTCGTTTAATGATAGCACCTTCCTCAGACGTTGGATTCTGCATCCACTGCGCATTCCATTTAGCAATAGATAGAGATGCTTTAACTGCTTCTAGTTCATCTAATTTCCAATAGCCAGGCCAAACAGGTTTACCTGATGGCATAATTGCTGGAAACTCTACCAGGTCCCATTGATCTGATTTAGGTTCGCTTTGGTGTTTTAATAGCTGACCGGTCAAGTCTTTTGTATTCCATCTGGTCATAACACAAACAATTGCTCCACCGGGCTGTAACCTTTGACGTGGTCCTGATGTATACCATTCATAAGCTCTCTCCAGCGCTGTCATGTTCATTGCGTCTTGCTCTGAGTGAGGATCATCTATAATAAGTAAATCCGCACCACGACCTGTAATTGCTCCACCAACACCCGATGCGAAATACTCGCCGCCTTGTGCAGTTTCCCAACGACCCGCTGCCTGACTATCTTCCCTGAGTCTCGTCTCAAAGATTTCTTTATACTCAGGAGAATCCATAAGTGTTTTAGCTTTACGCCCGAATCTAATTGCTAGTTCCCCGGTGTGGGTAGTTTGAATTATCTTAAGTTTAGGCGTACGCCCGATCATCCAAGCGGGCAGCAAGGAGCTAGCGAACTCGGACTTTGTGTGCCTTGGTGGCATATTAACAATTAATCTTTTGATCTCGCCGCGAGCGAGCTTGTTAAATTTTTCTGCAATAATTTTATGGTGCTTACCCTCAATGAACTCTGGCCATATATGCTTAGTAAATGACAGGAAGTCTTCTTTAATTTTTAAAATTTTTTTCTTTTCATCAAGTCTTAGATACATCTTCATGTAGTCCTTCTTGATGTCGGGTGGCAGCTTCTTAATCTTCTCTAGGTCTATTTTCATATATTTTTTTGCAAAATTTTTTTAAAGGTGTTTTTGTTAACCCATTTGGTTTTTACAGGCTATAACCGTGCAAATCAAGCAATAAAGGGTAGGCCTTGGGACCCCTTTCTATATATACTATATTAACAATTATATTGCCTGCAAATTACTGGATGGGTCTGGTACCTCTATGGAATTGTGCGAGCACTGCGCGAGCGCGCGCCACACGTTGTGGTTGTGGGCCTGGCTATGCGAGGCCCACACTCTGTGTGTTCGGTTAGTCTAGTAGTACCATAAATGCACTTGCATTTAGTCTACTGAACTTAGACAATTTCTTTTGCATTGTATTATAATCCTCATCAAACTCTGCTGTCTTAATCTCGATGTATAACTTGTGTTCCTCTGGTGTTAACATCGTTGACTGGTTTGAGTAGGGGTTAGTTGCTTTAATCATTTGTGTCATGTTAGTTCCTCGCTTTCTGTACCTATCCTACATTAAGTAGGATAGGTTGTCAATTGTTAATTCCAAAGATCTTTATATAATCCGCCATTGGTTGCCTTGTTCAATGCCTCAAGATACTCGGTCTCTGTCATCATAAGTTTCTCAGTACAGAAATAATGCTTTGCTTGTTGTATTCCCGGCACGTCTCTAATGTACTCAACTGCTTTGTCTAAGATGTACTGTCGTTGAGATCCACCCGGTTGGTATTCCTCTTTGATCTCTTTAGTTAGATCCATTTTCGATGTATACTTTGTCATATTATTTCCTCGCTTTCATTTACTATCTTATACTATCCTATATCATTGTCAACTGTTATTATCTTTGTTTCCATATATGGATAGCCTCTCCAATCTGTTGTTTGTTCCCTAACTACATCAATAGGTGTTTCCAATGCCTCGGTCCTTGGGTGTAATGCAATGACCTCTCTTACATATGTATTAGCAAAGTCATTGTAACAACCTTGACTACAGAAATAAGAATACATACTTGTTCTCTCTCCACTATTCCATTGAGTCTGTGCAACTTTCTTAGTCCTTAGGACCTTGCTACCCTTGACACCTCTTATTCTATCTTGTGTGTGAGAGGTATGGCACGTTGGTCCATGGCACCAATTAAAGCTACTCATGATTTGTCCTCGGTCATTTGAAACCTTGCCAAGATTTTGGCATGGCTCTCGATTGCGTTCTCTAAGACTTTAATTCTATCTTCTAGGAACTTGATCTTCTGTCGTTCATATCTCTCAGCTTTGTTCTGGTCATGCAGTTCAAAGTGTTCATCATTTAATTGTGTCATCTGCTATCCCCCCATAATCTTAACCCTATTAGAATAACTATAAATCCAAAGAATGATAGTTCATATATTAATTGTTCTGTCATTATTTTTTCTCCTGTGTTTTTAAAATTGCGTCTATAAAATGTTGGTTCTCGGCAATCTTTCTATCTATTTCTCTTTCTTGCATTTCACAAACTATGAAACCTAAAAAGCCAAATACTATTAAACCTACTCCGATATACATTACTAAATTGTAGTCCATTAAAACCTCACAGTCCAACTGCCTTTAGCAGTTCTATATCCATTTGCGTCCATATCAAAGTATGTCATCATTTGGTTGCCGACTTTAGATGTGAAGTATTTGCATTGGTCAGTCCATGTTGCATTTCTTGTGATGTGCTTACCATGTTTAACTGCAAAGTATGTGATCTTAAATTGTGTGTTTGGTATCATGTTTTTTTCTCCTGTATGTTTGTTTCTGTATTCCCTATCCTACACTAGGTAGGATAGGTTGTCAACTGTTTAATTTACTGTTGCTTGTTGCATTACTGCCCTAGCAATAGCAATTTTCTCCTCTCTCGTTTGCTCTACTGTATCTGTTAAAAGATCAGCTAGATTTGTCGGACTATAAACAGACAAAGCCATACTGCTACTCTCGTTCAGTATGCCCTCATTAAGTGCGATACCTAATTTATCAGCTAGGTCTTTTGCTTGGTCAAAGTATCTATAAGATTTTAAACCAAGTTTAAGTTTTTCCATTTTACCATTGATGTGTTCATACAGTTGTTCATGTGCCATGATAACTTGTTCTCTCAAACTGCTATACATTTTAAACATCTCAAATGTTTCTTGGTCAACAGCAAACATTCTACTATGACAATAAGATGAACCAATCGTTGTAAGTTGGAAATCTTTTTCCCACTCATCTTTGTATGACAATGTAGTTTTATTATCATTGCTACTATTCTCATGCCCTGTAAATTTATTTACTTGGCTTTCCATAGTATAATAACTTGGACTACGTTTGTCGTAGTTCTCTTTGATTGCTACATGAAAGTCTGGGTTTAGACCTTTTGCTTTAATCTCATCTCTATAATAAGACCTTGCAAATTTTTCTCCTAAACTAAACTTGACGTGTTCTTCATCAACAAGTTCTCTTGTATGACCCTCACTATCTGTTTCATTTCTTGGTGGTGCAGTAAAGTAAAAGCAGTTGTCATCATACAATGCACCCCCACTTGAACTGTATTTTTTTATCATACTTCTAATTGTATCTACATCTTCTTGTGGTTGATGATGTCTAACAACTGTTTCAGCTAGAACTTTCATTTTAGTTCTTGCCTCATTATAATCAGCTATTGATTTTTTGTGCAGTTCATACTTTGGACTGTTAAGTTCAAAGTGTGTTTGGAACACGTCAGCAATAGCTTTTCTTTTTTCTGTGTTTAGTGTCAATCGTTTCTCGGTCATGTTTCCTTTGGGTTGATTATTATTATTTTGCATAAACAGTTTTTAGCACTTGACAATTAATAAGTCAAGCACTATATAGGAGAGGTTCCCTTTTGCTAATATACGGAATTAAAAAACTCAAATTAGCATTTGTTGGTCACTGTGAGATTGTTCTCACTTGCGAGACATCACCTTAAATGGTGGTTATAAATAGAAGATGCATCTTGCTTGCAGTGATCAATGAGTATTATTTGCTGGACCCTACAATGGTGTTGTTCGGAAGTAGTCCGATATCTAAATTGTGGTCCTGCTAATGATAAGGCACA